ATACTTCCAGTAATATCACCTAGATATTCTCTGTGTGCAATTCGAACTATATTGCCTGACGAGTGCATATGAGGGACACCTGATCCCATATCCAGTGAATTCTGTTTAATGTCATAATCTCCCATTCCAAGGATTGTTGAACCCCAATCGCCCAATTGTGATCCAATAGCTGAACCCCCTGGCCCCCCTAAGAGGCCCCCGAGGCCACCAAAGCCAGCTCGCAAGAGAGATCTCCCCAGAGAACCCCCTCCTTGCTTTTTATGGTTTGTGTTTTTCTTCTTTTGCGGTTTGTTCACCGTCTTGTTAGTATTCTTCTTAATCGAATATTTGTTGAAGTCAGTTGCTTCGACCCACGCAGACCTGACTTTTTGTAGTAAGTGTGTTATCCTACATTTTAGAGAAGCCAAACAATCACACATGGAGCTAAATAGCTCTGCTTCTTTCACGGCCCTGCTAGCAAGGAAATCATTAACTACTTTCTGATCTTCCCCACTCCATAGAGCCGCCAGTCCCACACTCTCCTTAAACTTCTGCAGAGGTATGGTATAATAGGATTTGAAATACAACTTCTCTAGATTCCTGTGTATCGTTGTCAACATTGCCAAATCGCTTTCTTCTAAGCCGAGGCTGGTCGAGATCTTTAGGATCACAGAGATGTAAATATTCAATAAGGTGGTGTAAGTTTTCATTGCAGTCGTTATGTGCAGCGGTAAAAATAACGTTGCGCCGCAGTAGACCGCGAAATTGTGGGCCATGTGGAAACCAATTGCATATTGCAACCCGTAAGTCTTGCCCAGCCACTCAGCTAGCCCATGAAAACCTATTCGCGAAACAAAGTCTGGTATGAACACACCTTTCAAAGTCATGGACTCCAGAAATGCTATAAAGATTGTAGCCAAGAAGAATGGGGTAACATACTTGTTTATCTCTTCTGTGACTGGACAGACGAGAACAACTAATAGCCAGTACTTGATCAAGGGCTCGACGTCCAATAAACTGCCGACTCCCAAGCTCCAGTCCCCTGTGAGATGTTTGTAAAAGCCTTCTTGACTTGGGGGCCGGATCTCGCTCGTTACGAGAAGTCCATTCCTTTTAAAGTCGCAGGCAGATCCAACATCCACTTCAAACATTCTCTGGAAGACCCAATGTTTGAATTCACCATCCAGTTGCAAGTTGTTAATTTCTTCAATTGCTTCGCGCAGATCATTTGGCGAAATTTGGTAGATTTGACAGACAAAGTCGATTGTTGATTCATCATACTCATGATGTGATTCGTAATCCAACTTATTGTACTCGTTCTGTGCTTTCCTGGCCTTGACTCCTGTCGTTAAATAAATCAAACGCTCACAGAATTCTTTGACCAAAGGTACATGCCTGTCGCAGGCCAACCTACCTAGCGCGTCGCCTCTCAACACGCCCGATCTCTTCTTGGCTGAGATGTCACCTTTAACCCATCCCATCTTGAACAAAGCCCTCCCAATCATTACTCCTGGTACTAGTCTGTTGTTCACTGGATACATTCTTTTCCTCAAGAATATTGTATCTTCCAAGCCTTCGCACTCTATCTTTTCAACTCGCCCTAGTTCACGTCCTAGGTGTGCGAAGTTGACATCATGAAAGTGCCTGATATTTAGATCGTCTCCAGAAGCAATCACTGAATTAGGGTAT